AGATTTTATAATATTTTTATCCTTTTTCTTCCTATACTGTTGCAGTTCCTGTAACCATGAAACTAGCTGGAGATGTTCTGATTTACATTTATCACAACTTGCTTCACTTGCAATCTCAAGCGAATGTTTTATAGCTTCTTCAAGAGTCATTTTGCGCCTCCTTTTCTGTAACAAAAAGAGAGCTGAAGCTCCCTCTTTATTCCTTGTCCTCAATTTCTATAAATTCTCCTGTGTTCTTTTGCAGGAAGCTCTTTACAGCAACCCACACCCTGCGCACGGGTAGTCCTGATAATGTCATATTTTTAAGTACTGACAGTATCTCATATACTATGTAAAGTAACGCAAAAAACTCCATCACTGTAATATCTTTTAAATGTATATACCCTCTTATCGCCTCTGGTATAAACCCGATAAGATTTACCGGGCATAAAATATCTACAAATACTAGGCATACAAGCGATAGCAGCATTCCCACTTTGCGGATACCGCCGTCAATGCCTACACTGGAATTAAATGCTCTGTCTTTTGCAGCCCTCAAGCTACCAAAAAGTACATCCATTACAATCATTATTACAACTAATTGAAATAGTGTGTTTCCCCTCATAACGGCAAAAATTGGTCTAAAAATATCAAAATGCATTGTTAATGCTCCTTTCTTTACTTTACTCTTCTCAACTCTTCTGCGTTTTTCTCAACGCAACTAAAAAAGAGAGCCGAAGCCCTCTTTATGTTATCATAAGCTCAATTACTCCTGTTTCTTAGCATTTGAAGGAGTAGCAGGAGTTTCCTCTGTGCCACCCTCTACTATCTCCCATACGCCTAAATCAACGGCCACCTGCTTTACATAAGGCTTTAGCTTTCGTGGTACCTCAGCATAAGTACACTTACCTTCAAGTATAAGATTCACATAAAATAATGCTAAATTTTTAAACTTCATATCTTTTTCCTTTCTTTCTGAAAAACAAATTATATATCCTAACAAAATGTATAGCCTTGTATATAGCCATTGCATTATTGTTCACCATCATCCTTCATAGCTTCATCACTCATCACAAGGCTTGTAAGCTCCATAACGGTTTTCTCAAGCATATCAATGGCCTTTGCCTGCTTTTCTAACTCTTCTGCGCTTACCATGCCTGTTGCATGGGTGACAGCAGTATGCTCTGCCTTGCTTACATCTATGCTATCTATGGCGTACCCATCCGGCACCTCAAAAGTACCAAGCTTCAAACTCTTTAAGTCCGATTGTTCGGACACTACAGCCAAGACTCCACCGTTTGATGTGTACAATACAGTGTACTTCATTTTGTCTCCTTTCTAATTTAAAAAGTCTATTTTTGTAATTTGAACAGGCCCTGCAAAAACATCAGACGATCTGTCGCTATTACAGTAAGCGCCAAAACTTATAAACGCCTGTTCGTTTATATCTGCCACATTTAGCACAATTTGGCTGTTTCTATCTATTGCAGGGCTTGCAGTGCCTTGTCTTAAAACATCTATCGCATCGACATTGCCTGCTCCTGCAACATATATCAGCCTTCTTGTGCTTACACGATTTACATGTGCCTCCAAGGTCGCATAAGGACTACCTTGAATGTTTGCCAGCGTTCTGTAGCTTATAATAATTTGCCTGAATGGAGTTAAATTTATCGACTGCGACAGAACGCATCCGATACGTCTTGATTTCAATGCAGGGTAGCCGGTGGACAAGTTAAAATTCATACCACCGTTATATATGCCTGCATAGCCGTAATTTTGATCTAAGCTATGAGCAAAATACGTGCCGTTTAAGTCAAATCCCTTTGTAGCCACTCCCGACACTAAAACATTGTCGAAAGTGGCTCCGTTAAAAACCGTTCTACCAGATTGCAAATCAGGCATTGTACCTGCAAATTTTACTCCATTTTTACTTGTTGCAGTAAAACCGCGCATGACTTTATCTGCGGTTACATCGCCTAGATTTATCGCATCTATGCAGACATGCGGATGTCCATCCGAGCGGTTGTAGTAGCCGTTACCGTGTGGAAAATCCACATAAAATACAGGGTTGCTGGGATTTGTCCAGTTGTCAATTCCAAACGATGTGGATTTATTTATTCTAAAGTTGCTTGCCGCTGTGTCTATTGATTTTATCTGCCCTTGCTTACCTGCCACAGTGAGCGTATCAAGCATTTTAGAGCTATCAATACCTAAAGCATTTACAAGCACTGCATAAGGTATTTTTGCCGTTGGCTTAGAATACCCGTCCTTGGGATAATAGCCCTCTTCAAACTTTGTGTGAACATTGTTTTCCCAAGGTGCATTTACCACTTCTGAAGCCATATTCCAAGTACCACGGTTGGGGATGATGCCCCTTATTCCTGCTACTGTGAGTGTATCGAGCATCTTGTTAGCATCTACTCCTGCAGCATTAGCCAACACCGCATAAGGTATAGCTACGCAGGGCTTGTACTGCCCGTTTTGTGAATAAAAACCCTGCTCCATCCTTGCTAAGAATTTAGACTCCCAATGAGCATTTACAAATTCCACCGTATCTGCAACATTTCCTCTGATTGGTATAGCCCCTTGTTCCCCACAAACCACAGTATCATTAAGAGTTTTGTCTGCCCGATATCCGACTGCATTTTTGACAATGTGAGTAGGTACTATCACGTAAGGCTTTAATCCACTTCCACCGTCTGTGTGATAATATCCTTCCTCAAGTCTAATTACGTATCCACCCTCCTGTAAGTACAACCACATCTCAGCACTATCAGGACCATGATAACCTCTTATAGGTATTGTTCCCCTAATACCTGATATTGTTAAATTATCAAGCATTTTATTAGCATCCACATGTAAGAAGTTAGACAAAACAGCATATGGAACAGAAACATAAGGTTTCCACTGGTCTATCTGTGCATAGAACCCCTGCTCCATTCTAAAAGCGTATTTATTCTCCCAATGGGCATCCACAAGTTCTACAGACTCCATCCCATTCCCACGATTTATCATTTCACCTTCTACCACCTCATCATCACTGTCAGCAGTGACCGTCTTATACCCCTGTAGCACTTGTGCCTTAGATGCTGTCACATCATCTGATGTAACACCGCCTGCTCCGCCTCTTAAAAGTATTGCCTGCGCCATATTACACCCCCTTTATAAGTAGCAAGATATCAGTTTCAGGTCTTTTTACAAAACAACTTATAACTATGTATTCGTCATAAGTATCTATCCTGTCTACACAACTCCAAGCCTTTTTTATAGCCTTTACTCTTGCGCTATCTGTAATACCGTCAGGTATTATGAGAGCTATCTCAGGCACATCTGTACTCTTAATACCTGCTATATCTATACGCTGTGTGTAAGGCCCTTGTGTGGTAAACCTTGAAGCCGTCACTGGTATCTGCCTTGTACCGCTTACCGCTTTATCCAGCTTTGCAAAATTGCTGTTAAAGTCCTCGACATTATAATTATCTGTCCTGTCCGGCATTTTCAATTTTAGATTATCCGTTTCTCTCATAAATCACCTACCTTAAATCCAGCTCCGTCAACTGCTCATGAGTATACTGCTCCAGAGCTCCATGGGTTTTCTTTTCAAGCATTCTGTGTGATGTGTACCACAGCACCACTTCCAGTTCCATATTTGCCGGCACTACCTCATCTGCAAGCTTTTCTATTTCTTCCTTGAGTTCTTTTGATGATAAAGCCACCACTACGCTGACCTTGTAATGCTCCATATCTATATTTAGATTAAAGTCTTTCTCCGAGCCTACCATAGCTAAAAGGCTACGATAAAAGGTTCTATATGTGTAAGGAAGTCTACCTTGCATTACTCCAAGGATTCTAAGATTCCTTACATCAAGCTCATCTGTATCCTTGCTTGATATCTTTAATATTTTTTCCCATCTTGCAGCAGTGTCAACATCCTGACTTAATATAAACGCGTTATTCAAGTAGCTATTGCCTTTACTCCAAAAAAGTTCGAGTTCGGGTTGTTCAGCATACATCATCTGATTGAATTCCGTCACATTTTTTAGAATATCCGGAAGGTAGTCTATCAATTTCCTATCCATTGAAAGTACCTCTTACAGCAATAGTGTCGGGATCCAATATAGCATTAGATGCGGTACCGTTTAGCTTAGTATCTGCTATATCTTTAATTCCGTTTATAGCAAGAATCTTGCTCTCGATATTTGAAATTCTAACCACTATATTATCTACAGTATCCCAAGATTTATTAAGCTCTAAAAAGTAGCTGTC